ATGGTGGGGTAAATGTAGGCACGATTCTCCTTAATAGAACTAAGAGTAGAGGGGAGTGAGAAAGGGATTAAGCACTCCCCCCTACCGACCTAGTTACTGTCCGATTGAAGAAGCAGACTCAATGCGGTACATGGCAGCCTGACGGAATACTCCGTAGCCGACAAAGTGCTTCCAGCCAACGCCTGTGAAACGGCGAAGTACATCTACCACTGGAACATCAACGATTTGAGCTTGCTCGCCGTATCCGCCACCAGTTGAGAAAGCCTTGGCAAGAGCCTGACGGCCCATAACCAAAGTTCCATAAACATCTACGGATGCAGCAACAAGAGCAAGTGAAGTTCCAACATTACAGGTTGCAGTCTTACCAGTAATATCAACAGTAAAAATTGTTGTTGAAGTAATAGCAAGAACTGTGAACTGAGCGTTGAAGCCAAGTTGTGAAGTTGAACCTGTACCAGAAGTAGCAGTACCGCCTGAGATTGTTACTGTGTCACCAACGGCAAGACCGTGAACAGCAGAGGAAGTCAAAGAGGCAGTATTTGTTGCAACTGTGATTGTGCTGATTGTCCAAGTGTTTACGCCACCGTCAGAGAACAAAGGTGCGCGAGGTGATTCCATGAACTGAACGCCTTGGAAGTTACCGATTACACCATTGAAGATACCTGATGGGTCTGAGTAAACATGTGGATCAGACCAGTTAGTTCCACCAGTTGCTCCACGGAAATCGTATGAAGCGTCTGGGTGGATGATGCCCTTATAGACACCATTGAATGTAGCAACATTGTTCTTGCGAAGGTTTGCTACTGCGCGGCGTACATCGTTACCTGCAAGAGTATTAGTCTTGGCAAGTCCGGCACGAGTTGTTCCTGCTGAGTAAGCAACATTTGTTCCTGCTTGTGCGGCTGCACGAGCAATTCCGTCTGTTGAGATACCAGCGTTCCAACCAATAAGGTTGGCTGCAACTGGGTTTACATCAAGGAACGCTGTTGCGCCTAACTTTGATGTAAGTTGAACTGCGTTACCGTATTCCAAAGGAGTTACGGTGACATAACTATCAGCCATAGCGACTGGAGTTACATCAGAAGTTTCTGTGAGTGCTGTTGATGCTTCTGCAAGTTCGGAAGCAATCGTGAAGGTTACAGAAGTACCACGGTTTGTAGCGTTAGTCGCTTGAACCTCGCAAAGTGAGTCATAGTACAACTCTGGGCGTAGAGCAAAATAAGCAAGTTGCTCGTACGCGGCTTTGGAGATATCAAGCGAGCTGACCTGTGTTAATGCCATTTAGGTTTCTCGTTTCTTGATTGAAGGATTAGATCGGGAACCAGCCACCAGGCTGATCGCGAGTAATACTCACATTGTTAGCGGCGAGAAGTTTCAGGACTTCATCAGGAGACTGAGCGTTTCTAATTTCATCGAGGACGCTTGGAGGAACATTTGCTGTAGAACCAGATGAGGCTTGAGACACACGATCTAGCGAGGCTAGGTCATTTGCCACATCAGCAATTTGAGAAGTGGCGATTAAGCCGTACTCACCTGCTGCTGCCTTAATTGCTTCTACTGAAATTTCTCCATCGTATGCCTTGACGAACAGTTTGCCTGTTGGTGAGTTGAGGTCAATTCCCGCTTTCATAAGAGCAAGTTCACGCTTTGCAGCAGTGGCTTCCGCTTTGGCTTCATCAGCCTCACGAACCGCAGCCTTACCAGCCTTGGCTTGCTTCTCAAGATTGCGAACGAATTGCCTGCTATCACTAGAGGCATCGCCGTTATCTTCTGTATCTAAAACATCTGTATCGTTATCAAGATCGTATTCGCTCATTGTTTTCTCCAAATTCCGTGTCGCGCACCTACCTTGGAGGGTGGTACGGCGGGGCTAAGTAGTGCATGATGTAGCCGAAGCCAGCAACGACACTATGAAGCCATCATAGGGCGTAGCTTTTCTTACCTCGCCGTTTTGCTGAGGCGGTTCAGCGTTCGTCTTTACATGGTCTAACCCGACGAGGAACAGACAGGGAACACAAGGGACCAATAAAGAAAGTCTATACATTTTGTTAGCAAATGTCTAGTGGTACACTAAATGGAAGCGCCCCCGCGAGATGCAACTCTCCGAGGGCTGGCACGAATTGGAGTTCGTACATGGATAAAGATACCAGACCCAAATCAAGGCTTGAAAGACTCCAGGCAAAGGGCAAAATACCCCAAGGTATAAAAGATTGGGGTAAACATGATTCCGTTACGGTTTTTAACACTAGAAATAACTGGGTTAATTCACACTTGGGGTTATTGATAGATTTGCATAATCAACAAATTGAGTGTGAAATTAAAAACCGTAAAGAACTAGCTCGTAAATCTGGAAATATAAGAAAAGCAAGAATTCTTGAAAATGGTTATTCTTATTATTCTTTAATTCAAGTCCTTACTACTTATGGAAAAAATTGCCATATCTGTTCAACCCCAATAGATCTTAAAGCATCTAGGCGAGTCGGAATAAGCGATTGGTTTCTTGGACTTCATATAGATCATTTGATAGCAATAGCTAACGGTGGCTCTGATACATTAGAAAATGTCAGACCTAGTCATGCTATTTGCAATCTTAAAAAAGGAATCAAGTAGCTAAGTTCGCTCCTGCGCCCACTACTCCTGCTGCTGTTGCTGCTGCGCCTCCGCCAGCCTGGAACTCTGCGGTACGGGTTCCCTGGACTTTCTTTAGTGCAGTTTGGCTTTCAGCAGTGGACTGGAAATTAGCATCAATCATCTGTTGGTTAGTAAGGAAGCCTGATACATCAGTACCAGGAAGTGCCTGACCAAACTGTTGCATTTGAGCCATCGTGCCGAAGCCAGCCGCCGCACCTGCTTGGCTAATCCCTTGGGCTGCAAGGGCATCTGCCTGGGCTTGGGTAACTGTAAGATTTTGCCTAGCGGCTTCTGCGTTAATTTTTGCTGATTGAACCTTTTGTGCGATAACAGATGAAGCAATCTGTGGGTCGAGCATATGAAGGACTATGTCACCCTCAGTTAGACCAAAACGGTCTTTAAGTTGCTGGAGGATATATGGGTCTTTATTATCCAACTCAAAACGAGCCGCATCAATTCTTTGTTGAACCTCATATGGAGATACATCTTTAGAAATAAGATCCCCCAATTTGGTTACATCGTTATAGACTGATTTATCTATACCGGCGCTAATCATTACATCCTTATACTTTTCCTCAGTGGCAAGGTAGGTAGCAGGGTCAAGAACTGCAAGCCCTTGGGCAAGGCGAGTCTTATTAGCAGAAAAACGATCCATCCATGACTTCGTAGATTGCAAAGCAAGCATGGCTGTTTGATTGTCATAACCTTTATTGACAATTAAATCATTATAGTCATTCCATAATGAACCAACCCCGTATTGGTCAAGAAGTGCTTTGCCAGCAGCAAGCCAGTTTTGTTGTTGTGCTTGCCCTGTTGCCGACAAACCATAATCTTGCTCGCTTGTTGTTCCATCTTCATAAGTAGTAACAATAACTTGATGCCCATTTTTAATAACAGTATTTGTTGAGTTTACTTTGCCGTGAGGACTAACTACTGGACTGCCACTACCATTACCACTACCGCCACCAACAGGAGTAATTAGGTGAAGCGACCACATACCACCCAACGCTGTATCTATCCAAACATATTTATGACTAGCATCTGGTGCTTTGGGTTCAACTGTTTTATCATGCATTGGATCAGAAGCACGAACGGATTTAGGAGTAACTACTGCACCACCACCGCCAGCAGAAGCAGAAGTTGCTACTGCACCCGTTCTGGAACCACTACTTTCTCCCCCAAAAGGAACGGCAGAGAGCGTACTTATTCCTGGGCCACCATTTTCTCCAGCCATTTTAACTTACCTTTCCAAAGGATTTCAGTAATGAACCAACACCACCCATAATTGTATCTCGTGCGTTATTAGTACTTCCCCAACCTGGTTGAGATTTGACTAACTTCTCAAAGTCATACAAAGCCATAGGCTTTTGATTTGCAGGATCAGAACCAATCATGGCATCGTGAACCATCTTGCCGTAACCAGTAGTCGAACTTAGATCAATTTGACCAGTAGGAATTTCAAGAAGGTTGGCAAGAGTATTGATATAAGGAGCAGCCAATGATTGAACTGTTTGACCAGCATCAAGTGAAGGGGCAAATGCCTGATAGGTACTTTTAGCCTTTTGGAGTAAATCTGATTTCCATGTATCAATAGTTGATTTACCAAGAAGGATAGATTGCGCTGCGCCACTAAAATAATCAGAACCCATTTTAGATGGATCTCCTGATGGAGGTAGAGCATAAGCGCCCATTCCCATTTGACCAGCATAGGCTTTCAAGTCCATGTTATCTTTTGCAGCTTGACCACCTGGAAGGGAAAGGTTAATCGCTCCCTTAGTGGCAATAAACTTTTGCAGTGCTTCGCCGTTGGCAAATGAAGGGTCATTAGAATGGTCTAAAGCCCATTGAGTAACAGTGCCTTCTGTACGCGCTACATCAGTGGCGGTAAAGGTTCCATTAGGGCCAGTAGGTTTAATCTCTGGGCCAATATCTGCGGCAGTAAGTGACTCACCCATAGAGACTGCAAGAGAGGCAATATGTTCACGCATATTGTTATAGGAAGTGGCATAAGTAGAAGGAGTTTTAAGGCGTGTCAATTCTTCTTGTTGAGCAGAAGCATCAAGACGATTAGCCCATGCCGTATTACCAAGTTCTAATGCAAATCTTGCAGCAGACCAGTTAGCCCCAGGTTTACTTGCATCATTAAATAACTTAGTCAATGACGGGTCAGAGTTGATGAAGGCTAAAGTAGTACCATACTTAGCAAGAAAATCTGCTTGGGTAAGCGCGGGAATCTTTGGTGGAGCAACCCACTTCTTGCCATTCCATGTAGAACCTGTAGGAATAGTTCCAGTGCCAGGAATACCAGCACTGGCAGGGGGTGGTTTAATAGTTTTAGGAGGGGTAACTGTTGGTTTAGTTCCAGTACCGCCAGTAGGAAAAAATAATGACCCAGATTTATCTTTTGGTGGTGTTGCAATAGGAGTAGTAGTCGGAGAAACTTGAGGTGTTGTAGGGGTTTGACCCGAGGCAGGAA